ATGGTCGTGCTATGATCGAAGGCGCCCGTCGTGTTTGGAAGCAGGTGACCTTGATGGAAGACGCTATGTTGATTCACCGAATCATGCGTGCTCCAGAGAAGCGAATTGTTAAAATTGACATTGGTAACATCCCACCGGCCGAAATTGACGCGTACATGCAGCGTATCGGCGACAAAATGAAGAAGGTTCCGTTCATTGATAACCAGACCGGCGACTATAATCTGCGTTATAACATGATGAACATCATGGAAGACTTCTATATTCCAGTTCGTGGCGGTGATTCGGGTACTGAAATCACAAATCTTGGCGGATTAGACTTCAATAGCATTGAAGACATTGAATATCTCCGTAACAAGATGATGGCCGGACTGAAGATTCCAAAGGCATTCTTGGGTTATGACGAAAGCATCAACGGTAAGTTGACGCTGGCGGCTGAAGACGTGCGATTTGCTCGTACAATTGAGCGTATTCAGAAGATCGTAGTGGCCGAACTCACCAAGATTGCTATTGTTCACTTGTATGCACAAGGATTTGAGGACGACGAACTCGTAAGTTTCAGTCTCAAGTTAACCTTGCCGTCCACAATCTACGAACAAGAGAAGCTCAATCTTTGGAAAGAAAAGATTCAGGTTGCTTCTGACATGAAGAACTTGAAGATGATCTCGGAAGATTGGATTTACAAGCAAATCTTCAATATGAGTGAGAAGGAAATGCAAGATCAGCGTGATGGTGTCGCTGAAGATGTCAAGCGTGCCTTCCGTTACACGAAGATTGAGGGTGGTGAACCCGATCCGGCCAAGTATGGATTCCCACAAGACCAGTCACCAGATGAATTGGGTGGAGACGAGGGTATGGAAGGTGGTGATCCAATGGGTGGTGGGGTGCCTGGCCCCGTTGGCGAGGGTGAAGTAGGTCGTCCCCGAACCGGCATGAAGTATGGACAGGACAGTCACCCAATGGGCCGTGATCCACTTGGATTAAATGGTCAGTATGATGTAGTAAAGCATAGTAAACAAGACCGTAGAAAGCAAAAGCGTAAAAGTCCACTCAGTTTGGAAATGATGCAGGGTATTCGATCCAAAGTAAGTCGTGGAAACCCAACAATGTTGTCTGAGAATACAGCACCCGACCCTGACAAGGGAACCTTTTTAGATGACACAAACCTAGAAGACGGCATCGAACAGCACATTGATGACGAATAAGTTATATACTTATTGGGTGTGAGAAGAATATCGGGTCACAACAACAAATACCTGACGCTCGCGGAGCAATACATGAGAGGAATCACTGTAAGTCATAGCAAGGTTAAGAACACCGGCGTTCTTTTTGAGGTCATTGTCCGACAAATCACATCGGATACCCTCGAAGGCAAGCCGGAGTCGCCTGCGCTACAATTACTCAAGAAATATTTTCACGCAGGCCGTGAATTGGGTAAAGAATTACAACTATATCAAGCCTTTGCACAGGCCGACCGACTCAGTGAAGGTCGTGCCGTTCAATATTTGGACATGGTTGTGGCTCAACGTCGAAAGCTTGATGAAAACAAGCTCAATCGTGAAAAGTATGAGCTCATCAAAGAATTAAAGGCAGATTACAACCTTGAGGCTATCCTCTCGTGTAAGATTCCGTCATATAAGTTGCACGCGTCCATCTATAAGACCTTCTTAGCAGAAGCTCGACACAGCAACGATACTATTTTGAACATCCAAGATGTAGCATCAGCACGATTTACACTGATTGAACATCTATTGGGTCATGGTCGCAAAGCAGAACACAAGGAGTCGGCACTTCTTGAAGAATTTAAGAATCAGACAGAAGATTTACGATTACTTACTTACAAGATTTTGATTGACCGATTTAACGAAAAGTATGAAGATTTGAATGATAAGCAAAAGAACTTACTTCGTGAATTTATCAATGATGTATCTAGCAAAAATACCTTACTTGAATATGTGAAACGAGAAGTGCCGACGCTACAAAAAGAACTTCGTGCCAAGATTCGTTCTGTGAAAGATCGTGTTGTGGAAATTAAGCTGAATGAAGTTGTGACTCAGCTTGATCACATTGGTAAGAAGAATGTGGTCCGTGATAATGAAGTTACTGCTATGATGATTGCATATCAAATTGCCAAGGAGCTCAATTAATATGAGTGACGCACTCCGTAAGCTCATCCGTGAGCTCGTTGAAGAAGAATTAGATGAAGTAACTAGCTCAGGCGCAGCCGGTCCATACAATACACCATTTGCGTTCCGTGGCAACACGGCCGACGGCAAAGCTAAGGCCAAGAAGAATGCTACGCAAGCCGGTATGACGCTTGTGGACAAGTCGCAAGAAAAGGCCGATGACGCTGGTGAACAGTCGGTTGAAACTGTTCCGTTTGGTGATAAGGGTGCCGGCGCTTTGAAGAAGCCAAAGGCAGAACCAAAACCAAAGATCGAAGAAAGCAGCCGATACAATGAATTCAAGATGCAAGAAGGCACGCCATCGCAGAAGATTGGCAAGGCTATTCGTGAAATTAATCGTCAAATCAGTGAAGTTGACCGTGTGCTTCGTATGAACGAACGACTCAAGACCGAATCTGGTATCAATGGCGAACAACTCTGGAAGTCTACCGCTCGTGGATTGACTAAACTAGAAGGCCGTATGAACACTCTTTCGGCTCGTATCCGTAACTTGAAGGCATAAACATGGGACAACAATTACTAGTTGAATATTTTCCTTTGGAATATGATGCCCGTCAGGTTCTTACTGAGGCAACTGCAAATCCTAACGCACCAATTAAGGTGAAGGCGATTTTGCAGCGTGCTGATGCTAAGAATCAGAATGGTCGAGTCTATCCAAAAGAAATCTTGATGCGTGAAGCCAAGAAGTATGAAAGTGAATTCGTGGCACAACGCCGAGCACTTGGTGAACTTGATCATCCAGATTCCACGGTTGTAAATCTTCGTAATGTATCACACAATATTGTGGAAACGCATTGGGAAGGCGCCGATCTCATGGGCACCATTGAAGTATTGTCTACACCGTCTGGTAACATTGTCAAGGAATTGATGAAGAACGGCATTCGTTTGGGTGTGAGTTCTCGTGGTGTAGGTTCCATCAATCAACTCGGTGAAGGTACGGTAGAAGTTGATGAAGACTTTAATTTGATCTGCTTCGACATCGTCAGCAACCCCAGCACCCACGGCGCATTCTTGAATGAAAGTGCTGGTGCCGCGAACAACCCGTATGCTGCACTTGAAGCTCTTGCTTATGAATTTTTTGCCGAGATCCGACCATGAGTAAAATTCGTTTGTCTGAGTTACGAAACATTATCCGTGAAGAACTCATCAACACCTTGGTAGAGTTTGAAACGAAGGACATGCCAAACGGCACGTCATGGAAGGTTGCTGGTGTGGGTTGGGCGGCAAAGAATTCTTCTGGCAAGACCAACTATTGGTATGGCAAAGATGAAGCGAAGAATAAAGAAGCCGCATCTAAGTTTGCTAAGAGCTCTGGCACGCCATCTGCATTTAGTAAGAAGTAAGGAGCCGACCGATGCCCGCAAAAAGTCAAGCACAGCAGAAATTTATGGGCATGGTGCACGCCTATAAAAAGGGTGACATGTCAGATGCATCTCCGGAAGTAAAGAAGACTGCGGCTTCTATGTCTGGTAAAGATGCCGAGAAATACGCTTCCACATCCCACACTGGATTACCTAAGAAAATGCATAAAGAAAATACTCTCGGTCAGATTATCGGACAATATAATTCGTATGGCGCAAAATTACGTTCAGAACTTTCCATGCGTGAACTTGCAGAAGAATTGATGCAGGTTGCAGAATTTGCTGAACAAGCCGTCATGAGTGAAGCCGATGATTGGTTTGATGGACACACCATCAAGCGTAATATGAAAGAAATGAAGAACTACGTCAAGGAATTTGCTAAGGTTGCAAATGAATATGATGCCATGCGTCAGCGTGCCACAGCACTCTATGATGATGTGGGTCGTGTGCTCGAACGATACTTTGAAATTCGTGAAGATGACGATTATGATGGTGAAGAATATGACACCGATGGCGATGGACTACCAGACTTGAAGGCTGGTAATTCAGATCGTAGTCCTGTGAACGGTGGTCAAGCAACGCCAGCACCAACCATGCACGAAGATGATGATTTTGCAGACCTTGGTGTGGAAAAGAAGGATCGTGCTAAGGACTTGACGGAACGATTGGTATCATTGGCTCGTCATCGTCTAACTGGCGAACAACTTGCTCGTTTTGATACGCTCAAGAAAGAAACTCAAATTAAGGCCGCTTGGCGGATTGTGAGATAACATATGAACTATAATGAATTGCGTAAAATTATCCGTGAAGAAATCATGTCTTCACTGGAAGAAAAAAGTGATGCCTCAGAAAAGGCAAAACAAATGGGATTAGACTACATGCAGTTTGGTCGATATGGCAAAGACGGCAAAGTTACCCATAAGAGTGAAAAAGGTAAGTTAGTTCCGATTACTAAAGCACAAGCCACAAAATCTACGGGTATGACGTTTGGCCGTGGCAAAAACGCCAATACCATGTATTCCCCTAAGACCGGCCAGCCTGCAGCAACATATGATAAGTCAACCGGCAAGATTCAACGATCCCGTCCTAGCACACCGCCCGAAATTCAAACATTTAGGAATAAACCACAAGATAATCTAGGAAGTCGTGGAGACGCTGGCAGCAAGATCATGGATAAAGTAGATTCTTTAGTGCTTCGTAGTGGCGTTCAGGACAACTTTAATTTTTTCGAACCAATTTCAATGGATGACTTTCAATCCGCTACTGGTATAACTCGAAAGGCTGCACAATACTATAGTAAAAACAATCATAGTTATGAGAAGGCGTTTGATTATGATCCTAAAACAGATTCCATTACATTGTGGGATCCGGCCGATGTATAATGAATAAACTTTTTCAGGCATTAGACCATCTTCCAACCACCCGTATCCGTGTATTAGTCACTATTGGACTCATCACGGCTACGGGCGTTACCTATCTCATGCATGCGTGTGATGCTCGAATGGCCGATACATTGGCATGTGGGGCTGGGTGGGAGCCGTCGCTGAATTGGTTAATCTTCCTATCGGCGTTGGCTGGTGTGGATGTTACACAATATTTTGCTAAGAGTTTTACCGCAGTGCAACAGTCCCGTGTTGCCGCATCAGTTACTAATACTACAACACGTGCAGATCAAAAAACCGATCAAGCCATTGTAGAACAAACCACCTCAGATGAAGGTGTTACAGCCACTTCCGACGTTTCGGAACTCAATCGTGAAGACGAACTCAAAGGTTAATCACTACTATGGAAAAAAAGAAAAAGCGGGAATTGCCAAAGGCACAAGGATTAGAAGTCATTGTCAATTACACCGGCGATTATAAGAAGGACAAGAATCAATTTGAATACGCACTTCGAGACTTTAAGAAAAAGTTAAAGAAGAGCGAACTCATGAACGAGCTTCGCACTCGCGAAGCTTACATGTCACCATCCAAGAAGCGTCGCTTTCGTAAGAACGAAGCCATCAAGCGTCGTAAGCGTGATGAACGAAAGCAGGAATGGTCAAAAGGTCAATCAGAATGGTAAAATTGTAAGCAATTTGTGCGTTATAAATGTTTACGCTCTACTTATCTACTAGATCACAGAATACATATTTCTTCGATAATGTGTGCCGGGTGACAGAATCTAACTCTATGAAGGCTTCGAATAGCCTTTTTTCGCGTCACTGACGCATGGAATCCACAACTATGGCAAGAGACAATCTCTTAAAGGAAGCAATCGCTGATGCCAAGGCTGTGAAGGAAGCTGCAATCGCCAACGCAATGTTGACATTGAAGGAATCCTTCAAGCCACAGCTCACCTCGATGCTTGCCGCTAAGCTTCGTAACGAAAGCGAAGATTCAATGGAAGAACAGAAGAAGCTTGATTCTTCCGATATTGCAGGCGGTTTAACGGTTGATGAACCGGCACCAAAGAAGCCTTCCGCTGTTGCTTCGTCTTCCTCGGACATTGAAAATCCGGGACAAGAAATTGAAACATTCGGTGAAGGTATCGAAGATATGATGGGCGATGAAGGTGGTGAA